ATGAAAGTTCCAGATAGAAGTATCTTTTTATTACAAGAGCATGGAGTTGAATTTTCTGAAAATGAATATTTAGCAATTAAGCTTCATGACGGTTTGTATTCAAAAGGAAATGAATCGTATTTGATGGCAGGGTTACCTGAGTTTTCACTTAAAACAGATTTGCCAATTCTTTTACATCATTCAGATCATTTAGCTACTTTAATTGAAGCTAATTTACAACATCAACCTGAAGTAGTTGAAGTGCCTAGCACACCTAATAGAATTAAATCAAAACTAACAAATGTTAATAATCCAGCTGTAGACGACAGTTTGAAGTCAGCATTTGATAAAATATTCGGAGAATGACAATTATAGTAATTACATTATTAATATGTATTATAGCAGCTTTAGCATTTGGTTGTTATAATTTAATCAAGCAAAATGAATCTTTAGAAGAAGCTACTTTATTTTATCAATCTAAATTAGAAGAGATAAGAGAAAAAGTACTTCAAACTGAAGTTGAATTGAAGGAATTAGATATTCGCGGCGCTTTCGAAGCAGACGACGAAGTAGGATTCGTATTTCAGAATATCAAAGAATTATCATCAGAACTAACTAAAACAGTACAATCAACATATGAATACAGAGATTAATATAATAGACGCTGATGTAGACGAAGTTATTGCAAGCTCTAAAGAAGTTATTACAAATGAAGAAGTTGTAACTGACGAAGTTGTAGAAGTAAAAACTCGAGGACGCAAACCTAAAAACAAACAATATTTTACTAAAGATACTGAAAATGCAATTTTACTTTATAATCAATTAGAGAATGATTATGAGCGTAATAAGATTTATGACGCTGAAATAAAATATCCATTTGATAAGTTAGTTGAAAATATAATTCATACTTTTAAATTCTATCACTTTGATGTTCCATATGAAGATGTTAAACATGAAGTGGTTGCATTTTTAAATGAGAAAATTCATAAGTATACTGATCCTAATAAAGGAAAGGCATTTTCATATTTTTCAATTATTGCAAAGAATTATTTAATTATTCATAACAATGGAAATTATAATAAATTTAAAAATACAGAACAGCCTGAAGTAATTGATGACAGAAGAAATGTTATTAATGAAGTATTGCGTGAAGAAGATGTTCAAGAAAAATCAGAATTCATGGATTTGTTTATTAAATATATGGATGACAATTTATCTTCTATGTTTAAAAAGCAAGCAGATATGTCAGTAGCTGATTCAGTATTAGAATTATTTCGTAACAGAGAAAACATTGAAAACTTCAATAAAAAGGCTCTTTATATCTTAATAAGAGATCGTACAGGAGTGAAAACTCAATACATTACCAGAGTAGTCAATACAATGAAAAATGCTTATATGGAAATGTATGGCAATTATAAAAAGACAGGATTTGCAACAATTAACCAAGCAAAATTTAAAAAGTCGGAATTCCTAGAATAAGATATTTATTTTAAAGGAATTTATGGATTTTGATATAGAAATTTTCAAAGGTAAGTCGTTCTCCGACTTAATGAAAGATATTTACTCTAACTCTTCAAAGAAAGATCGTCAGATAAATATGTTAATTGGGGAACTAAGACCCTTAATTAAGAATATTGGTGATGCTACGATAATTGTACCATTAATCAAAGAATATTTAGAAGTAGGTGTTAAGAATGATGAGCACCTTGTTAAGCTAGCCGCTGTTGTGCAGAGGCTAGTTTCTACTAGTAATAGGGTTCAAGCAGAGACAGGCAACTCATGGATGTTATCTGAAGATGAAAAGAGACAGTTAATGGGTGAGTTGGATGAAATTGTAGGAACTGAAAAAACTATTAATGAAAAAGTAGTAGAATTATCAACTCAACAAAATCAGATAGAAGCTGAAATTAACGATATTCAAGACGGATTAATATAATGGCAACACAATCATCGACAGGTGCTGGATCATATCAATTAATGCCGGCAGAAGTATTAGAAGTATTATATTCTGATGCTAATCCAAATTTAATTTATGGTATAAAAGTAAAAGCTCTAGATGATACTCCTATAACTAGCGATACTCCAGAAGCAGCTGCATCTGTAATGACTGCAAAGCCATTAAATACTAGTTTTATACGAGTACCAATTGTAGGAGAAGTAGTTTTAATTTTAAAAGCACCGAGCTCTTACGCTACGGGAATTAGAGCAACTACAGACACTTACTATTTAGATATTGTATCTTTACAATCTAGTATTCATCATAATGCTATACCAACAGTAACTGCTAAACAAGTTCAAAAAGGAGAAGCAGCGGGAGATTCAGATAAATATAAAGAGTCTGAAGCTGGAAATACTCAACAACCCAGAGAACCTAAAATTGACGAAAACTTTACAGAAAACCCAACCGTTAAACCATTACAACCTTACGTAGGTGATGTATTAATAGAAGGTAGATATGGAAACTCAATTCGCTTTTCAACTTCTCCTAAATCAGGTAAATTTACCGTAGCTCCAAGATGGTCTAAAGGACCAGAAGCGGCTCCTATTACTATATTTAGAAATACAAAGCAAGGAATAGATACTAAAAAAATCAATGATTATGTGTCTGAAGATTTTACAAATGATGATAATATCATTGTAATGGCTTCTGGACAAGAACTTCAATTTGAACAAGCATCTGGAGTAACTACTTCAATTGATAGTAAAGGAATAACTTCTTGGAAAGATGAACAATGGGGTACGACTCCACAACTATTAATTTCATCAGGTAGATTAGTATTTAATAGTAGCCAAAAAGAAATTATATTCTTTGCAAAGAATGGAATTGGATTATCTTCAGAAACTTCAATTGCAATCGATTCAAAAGAAGATGTATCTATAAATGGTAATAAAATTGAATTAGGTACCGATTCTGATGAGCCATTAATTTTAGGTAATAAATGGAAAGAATGGGCATCTGGATTAATAGATGATTTAGCAAAATTAACAGTACTTACACCGGTAGGCCCGTCATCTCCACTATCAGCTTCACCCCAATGGGCTTCTATAGCAGCCTATAAAGGAAAAATAGACTCTTTATTAAGTGAGATATCGTTCACTAAAAAATCGGCCAATATAACGACAGGAACGTCGTCGAAAGTATTAGCAGTTCCGGATTATAAAATGACTCCGGAAGAAAAAGCTGCGAAAGAAGAAGAAGTTAAACAAATAAAAGAAGAAGCAGCTACGGTTACTGAAACTCCAGAGCAAACACAAACTCGAGATGAATATATTCAATTTAAAGAAGAAGAAATTGAAGATGAAGAAAATCAAAATGCACCCGCAGATGATTATGATCTAGATGATGATAGTGTTGAAGAAACTGCAAATGATTTATTCTCTTATATAAAAGCAAAAAATGCTGATGGTAGTGGCGGTTCAAATACAGCTCCAGCAGATAATTCTGTAGATTTAGATTCTAAAGCTATTGGAAAAGGAGTTAACGCAGTTAAAGCAGCTATTAAAGATATCGGTCAATTAGAAAGTCCAGTTAAAACGAATTTTGGTGGTAGAGTAACTGAAATGTTAAAAAATACCGGAATTTCAGGTCCAGCATTTTGGTGTGCTGCAGCAGTAACTACATGGTGGAAAGCAGCAGGAATGTCAGTTCCACCCGGACCAGCTAGTTGTCAAAATTGGATGAATTGGGCTAAACAAAATAATAGATGGTCAGCAACTCCAGTTATTGGAGCCGCAGCTATTTATATTACTAAAGGAGGACGTGCACATCATATAGGACTTGTAGCTGAAGTTACTAATAACGGAAGAATAGTTACTATTGAAGGAAATACAACAGGTGGCGGATTTAATAGAGATGGTGTAGGAGTATTTAAGAAAAATCCTAAATTAACATCAATAGCAGGATTTGTATTACCAGCATAAATTTCCAGTAAATTCATAAAGTAAATAATTATAATAAAGAAGAACTATGAACTCAAAAGATTTTATACAAGCACTTCGAAAAGTAATTCGAGAAGAGGTTCAGGTTGCGGTTCGTACAGAATTAAAACAATTTGGTTCTGTTATAACGGAAACTAAGCAAAAACCAGCACCTCAAGTGCCAACATACAAAGATTCAATTAAACCAAGACCTCAAGTTAAAAAACAACTTGTTAAAGATCCTGTATTAAATGACTTATTAAATGAAACAAGAGGCTTCGCTAGCGAAGGCCCAGTAGCATATATGGAAGAAGAAACTAATTACAATGATTTTTCAGAATGGCCGACAATGAATTCTAGACCAACTTCAAAATCAGTAATGCCGGTTACCGATATTAATGGTAATCGAGTTGATGTAAATCAATTAGCACAAACTGAACAAGGAGCTGCTGTTGTAAGTGCATTGACAAAAGACTATTCTGCTTTAATGAAAGCAATCGATAAGAAAAAAGGTAACTAATGTCATACGAAAAAAGATATCATCCTATAGATTTACTTCCTGATGTAGCAGTTGGGATAAAATTGCCTATTATCGGCGTGGATGGTAGATTATTTGATTTGTCGTATTCTACGGAAGACCAAGCAATATCAAATTTAAAGAATTTAATTTTAACTAGACAAGGAGAGCGATTAATGCAACCTTTGTTTGGAACTAAATTACAAGATTCGCTATTTGAACAAAATGATGATATTTTAAAAGCTTCTATAAAAGACTCAATTGAACGAGCTGTTGAATTTTGGCTTCCGTATATTAGTATAAATTCTTTAGAAGTTAATCCAGTTATCGCAGTTGGATCGAGTAGAGAAGAACATGGAGTGCAAATATCATTACAAGTTTCGGTTAATGATCAAGAATCAAATATACCAATAACATTTTTAGCAACAGCAACTACGGTTGCAGTAATATAATATAATGGCGCAGAACAAAAAAGATATAAGATACTTAAATAAGGATTTTAGTCAGTACAGAGCTAACTTAATTGAGTTTGCAAAAAATTACTTTCCAAACACTTATAATGACTTCAATGAATCATCACCTGGTATGATGTTTATTGAAATGGCTTCTTATGTAGGAGATGTATTATCATACTATACTGATAACCAATTAAAAGAATCTTTATTAGACTACGCTTCTAATAAACCTAATGTATTAGCATTAGCTTCTAATGTAGGTTATAAAGTTAAAAATACAATTCCAGCTTCTGTTGATTTAGATGTATTTCAATTATTACCTGCTAAGTCAAGTGCAAATGGAAAAATACCAGATTGGACTTACGCTTTGACTTTGAAAGAAAATATGGTTGTTCGTTCTGAAACAACTAACACTGAATTTAGAACTTTAAATTTAATTAACTTTGCAGCTTCTAGCAGTTTTGATCCTACCGATGTTAGTGTATATCAAGTAAGTGATGTTGATAATACTCCAGAGTACTATTTACTTAAGAAAAGCGTAAAAGCTCTTTCAGGAACAATTCAAACTAAAACTTTTGAGTTTGAAAATGCAAAACGATTTGATAAAATATTAATTAGCGACACAGACATTATTGAAGTTTTATCTGTAACAGATTCAGATAATAATTTATGGACTGAAGTGCCATTTTTAGCACAAGACATGGTGTTTGAATCAATTGCAAATACAGTACAAAATGATCCTGAGTTATCAGCATATGTAGATGTACCTTATCTTTTAAAATTAAAAAAGACAGCTCGAAGATTTATTACTAAATTTAGATCTGATAAAAATTTAGAAATTCAATTTGGACCTGGTATATCAGATAATGACGATGAAGAAATTATTCCTAATCCAGACAATGTCGGTTCTAGTTTAAATGGATTGCAAATTCAATTTGACCATCCAATTGATCCTTCAAACTTTATGTATACAAAATCATATGGTTTGGCACCTTCAAATACAACATTAACTGTTAGATATACAGTCGGTGGAGGAGTTCAATCAAACGCAGCTGCATATACATTGAAAAATATAGCAGACGTAACATATCAAATAGATTCTCAAGCATTAGATGCTACTTTATTAAATAGAATTAAAGCTTCAGTTGCATGCACCAATCCTTTTCCAGCAGCAGGCGGTAAAAGTGAAGAAACGATTGATGAGATTAGACAAAATGCAATGGCATCTTTTGCATCTCAACAAAGAGCGGTAACGACTCAAGATTATATTATTAGAGCATATTCAATGCCTTCGAGATTTGGATCTGTT